CCATTTCTTCCAGACCCAGCCGGGTACCGCCGCCGCCTGATCACCTGACCGGCGAGGCCAAGAAGAAATGGCAGAAACTGGCCGGCCAGCTGCACCGGATGGGTGTGCTGACGGAAGTGGACCAGGATGCACTGGCGCGCTATTGTGTGACGTATCAACGTTGGTTGCGCGCAGAGAAGGAGCTGCTGAAGAACGGAGATGTGTTGAAGACGACGAAAGGGAACTACGTGCAGAACCCGTGGCTGGCGATCTCGAACCGGAGCCTGGCGCTGCTGAACGGCCTGGCGGCGGAGTTTGGGATAACACCCAGCAGCCGGACGCGGGTGAAGGCGAACCCACCCGAGGAGGAAGAGAAGCTGGAGAAGGAGTTGTTCGGGCCGAAGGTAAGGACGGCGAAGCCGACAGGAGGAGCGAGTGGCGGATAGGAAATTGACCTATTTTCTCTACAATAATATTCCTGGAACACATGTATCCTGGACATTGGCAGTGCTGGCCACGGGACAGAAGGATGCAGATCTGTATGTGAAATTATATAACGGGGGTGGAAAGCGGGCCGGGATGGTGACGAGCGGAACGGTGAACGCGAGCTGCGGGGCCGTGACGCCAGATGCGGCTGCAGTTTTACGGGCGGAAGATGCCCGCACGGAAGGAGAATCATGATCAAGCCGAAGGGTGATGTCACGCGGAGTTCGACGCCACGGAAAGCATTTGCGTCTTTCCTGGAACCGCAGGTGGAGATCTGCGCCTGGTGTCCGGATGCCAACGCACAGCTGCCGCCCGAGCAGGTGCATTTTATTATTCACTGGCCGGCCGGGATGCAACTGACAGGTGCGCCGCCTCTGGCGATTAGGTTTAAGAGCCCAGATACCCTGGGATTTTTTATCGAGGAGCTGACCAAGTACCGGCGGGTGGTGTGGCCGGATTGTGAGCCGGTGGAAGGAGAGAAGAATGCAAAGTTATGACGATCAACAAAAGATGCTGGCAGCAGCAGCGCTTACGCCAGGCGGGATGAAGTACCTGGAGCAGGTGCAGAGGGAACTGGAGCGGAAGGAAGTGGCCAGTGTGGTGGTAGGGAAATTGCCAAACAAGGGCGATGAGATCACGATCAACGGGCTGGTGTACCTGGTGAAGTTTGTGGATTACAAGCGCGGGACGGTGCAGCTGAGGATAAAAAGGTACCAGGAAGATACCGAGAACGAAAACGGGATCACGCACCAGGCCGGAGAGATCGCTCATGGATGACCTTTCTGAAATCCTTAGAAAAAAGCCGGCGACGAAATTCGTAATTGCCATGGTTGAAGTGGTAAGCATGGCGAAGAAAGAAAACAGGATTTGTTCTCTTTATAAGAGCAAATTCGGAGTTTTCGAATTTTTAGCATCGTTTTCGAGGTGGGACGACTGGCTTTTTAGGGCTTACCCGGGCGGAAGAATGGTACTGTCAGTGGCGGGAGCCAAAAGGTTGGAGGAAGATGCCAAGAAGGTTGCCGGAGGCTGAGAGATATGCCAGGGACGTTGTTGCCGGGCGTGTGGTGGCGTGCAAGCTGGTGCGCCAGGCCTGCCAGCGACATCTTACCGACCTGAAAACTGGAGCGGCCAGGGGGCTGTACTTCGACGCGGCAGCAGCTCAGCGCGCACTCGATTTCTTCAAGATCTTACGGCACAGCAAGGGCGAGTGGGCGGGGCAGCCGGTGGTACTGGCGCAATGGGAGCAGTTCATCACCTGGGCGTTGTTCGGGTGGAAGCGGGCGAGCCATCCGCGGTGGGTGGTGGAGAAGAATGGGCAACGGGAGGACAGCAGTGGCACGCGGCGGTTTCGGACGGCATACATCGAGGTGGCCAGGAAGAATGGGAAGACGACCTGGGGAGCGGGGATCATGCTGTACCTGGCGTTTGCCGACGAAGTAGCCGGCGGGGAGCCAGGAGCGGAATGTTACGCGGCGGCGACAAAACGGGACCAGGCTCGGATCGCACACAACGAAGCGGTGCGGATGGTGAAAAAATCGGCGGCGCTGCGCAATCATGGGGTGGCGCTGTACAAGGATAACATCCACTGCGAGGCAAGGGATCAGAAGTTCGAACCGCTGGGGGCGGACAGCGACACGATGGACGGGTTGAACATCCACGCAGCGCTGATCGACGAGCTGCACGCGCACAAGACCCGGGCAGTCTGGGACGTGCTGGAGACGGCGACGGGTAGCCGGCGACAGCCGATGATCATTGCGATCACGACGGCGGGTTCGAACCGGCAATCTGTATGCTGGGAGAAACACGAGTACACCCGGCAGGTGCTGGAAGGGATCGTGGAGGACGATAGCTGGTTTGGGATGATCTTTACGCTGGACGAGGGAGACGACTGGCGGGATGAGCGGGTGTGGCTGAAAAGCAACCCCAACCTGGGCGTAAGCAAGAAATGGTCAGACATGCGCACGAAGGCGGCGCGGGCGAAGAGCATGATCAGCGCGCTGAATGCGTTCAAGCAAAAAGAGCTGAACGTGTGGGTGCATGGGGAAGTGAAGTGGATGGACATGGAAGCCTGGGCGGCCTGCAGGGGTGAGGTGGATGCGCTGGAGCTGCCGGAATTCCTGAAGGGCAGGGTGTGCTATTCGGGGCTGGACCTGTCGAACACGACAGACCTGGCGACGCTGGTGCACGTGTTCCCGCCGCTGACGGAGGATGAGCCGTGGCACGTGATCGCCAGGTATTGGATCCCGGAAGACAACATCCAGAAGCGCAGCGAGAACGACGGGGTGCACTACGATGAGTGGGTGGCGGAAGGGTACATCGTGGCCACGCCGGGAGATACGATCGACCAGGCCTGGATCCTGAACGCGCTGGGGGAGGATGCAGAGCAGTTCCAGATCGAGGAAGTGCCATTCGACCGGTGGGGCAGCGCGGGGCTGACGCCGCAGTTGGATGATATGGGGCTGGTGGTGGTGGCGTTCGGGCAGGGCTACGCCTCGATGAGCGGGCCGATGAAGGACCTGGAGCGGCTGGTGGCCAGGCATGAGATCGCGCACGGGGGGAACCCGGTGCTGACGTGGAATGCGGATAACGTGATCGCGGTGAAGGACCCGGCGGGGAATATCAAGCCGGATAAGGCGAAATCGAAAGAGAAGATCGACGGGATTGTGGCGTTGATCATGGGGCTGGATAGAGGGTTGCGGAACCAGGGAGAGGCGGGGAGCGTGTATGAGGGGAGGGGATTGGTAATGATTTAAGAAATTTGTATATTGTAAAGTTAGATTATTTGTGCTAAGATAGTTTGACCGCCAGCGATGGCGGATAACTGGGCCTGAGAACGATATGTAGGGTCCATTCATCACCACGGGTTCGACGGAGTACCGCCCGCCAGTTTACGGATCGCGAGATCTGTGCTGGCGGGCGTTTTTTGTTTTAAGCCATTCCGCGGAGTGTCATGCCGGAAAACCAAGCGCAACCCACAACCGAAACACCACAGATCAGCGCACGAAAAAAGTTTTTCGTTTCCATCGAAACGACCGATATCATGTTTGGTATCGGTCTGGTATGTTTGCTGGTGGGGCTGGGCCTGGCGATCGGCTGGGGTTGGGGCCTTGCGGCGGTGGGGGCGGTGTTGGTGGGGGTGGGTCTGTGGATGATCGCGCCGCTGCCGGCAGTGAAGGAGCATGACGATGCTGCGTAGTTTGGCCGAACGGCGGATCGAGATGAACACAACCCAGGTTGCCCCGACCACGGAGCGGCGTTGGAACCTGCAGGGGGCGGGCGGGTCAGGGAATGCGTTTACGGGGGCGAATGTTTCGATGGAAACGGCCATGGGGGTGCCGGCAGTGATGGCAGCGATCACGGTGCTGACGGAAGACTGCGGCAGCTTGCCATGGTTCTTGTATCACCGGCTGGCGCGCGGGCGGGAGCTAGCCACGAAGCACGCCGTGTTTACGGTTTTGCACGACCGGCCGAACCCGGAAATGACGAGCATGGAATACCGGGAGATCGGGGTGGGGCATGTGATCGGGTACGGGAACAGCTACAGCCAGATCATCCGCACGCGCGGGGGCCAAGTGGCGGAACTGTGGCCGCTGCGCCCGGACCGTATGCAGGTGGCGCGCGATAACGCCACAAAAGGCAAGCCGAAACGGTACCTGTACACGATGTCGGACGGAAGCCAACAGCCGTTCCTGCAGCAGGAGATCCTGCACGTGCCGGGGTTCGGTTATGACGGGCTGGTGGGGTATTCGAAGATCACGATGGCGAAGCAAGCGATCGCCATTCTGATGGCGACGGAGCAGTTTACGGGGACGTTCTTCGCCAACGACGCCAGGCCGGGGGTGGCGCTGGAGTACCCGAAAAAACTGAGCGATAAGGCGCTGGAGAACATCATCAGCACCTGGAACTTGTCTTATCAAGGCTCGGGGAAACGCAGCAAGGTGGCTGTGCTCGAGGAAGGGGTCAAGATCACGGAGATCGGACTGCCGAACAGCGACGCGGAGTTTATCCAGACCAAACAATTCGGGCTCGAGGAAGTGTGCAGGATCTTTAGGATCCCGCCGCATAAGTTGCAGCACCTGGTGCGGGCGACGCTCAACAATATCGAGCAGATGGGGATCGAGTACGTTACGGACTGCCTGCGGCCGCTGCTGGTGAAGTGGGAGCAGCGGGTGAACATGAGCCTGCTGACGCTGGCCGAGCAGGCGGAGTATTACAACGAGATCCTGGTGGAAGGGCTGATGAGGGGGGATATGCAGGCCCGGTATGCGAGCTATGCGATCGGGCGGCAGTGGGGCTGGCTGAGCCAGAACGATGTGCGGGAAAAGGAAAATATGAATCCGGTGCCGGACGGCGATACGTTCATGGTGCCATTGAACATGGTCCAGATCGGGGATAGCACGGTGCAGGGGGAGCCGATCGATAGCACGCAGGGGAATCGTTCCAGGAATCTGCCGATCGATCAATTCAGCGACGAGCTGCGGATGAAGCGGGCCAAGAGCTCGGTGGCCATGCGCCGCCGACTGATGGTGACGCAGAAGCCGGTCATCCAGGATGTGGCGGCCAGGTGCATTAGGCGCGAGATCCACGACGTGAAAGAGGCGGCGGCCAGGTTCTTAAAGCAGGTCCCTTCGAACGCATCGGCACGGGACGCCGGGCAGATGGACGCCTGGCTGACGAACTTCTACCAGGGGCACCAGGAGTTTGTGCGGAAGCAGTTTGCGCCGGTGATGACATCGTATGGGCAGCTGGTGGCGGGGGCGGCCGGGG